ATCGATCCAGGTGCATCATCGATCCAGGTGCATCATCGATCCAGGTGCATCATCGATCCAGGTGTGATGTTGATCCAGGTTCAAGATTGGAAAGATAGACCGGGCGTGGGTTTGATCCAGGCTCAAGAGTGATCCAGGCGTGATATTTGATCCAGGCTCAAGAGTGATCCAGGCTCAAGAGTGATCCAGGCTCACTTATAGTACCCGGTATGCAAGGGTTGCAACTTCTATTATAACACAAATTTGTACATTGTCAACAACTAATTTAAAAGAAAAGAGAGAAATATGTCAATACTATGCGATAACACAACACCGATAGCGGGTAAAGCAGGCCAGACTCTAACGAATGATAGTGCTCTATTTGATAATATCATTGATCTATCGTCTCTCATATTAAAGAGTGATCCTCTGAGTGACAGCTCGTTAAATCGTAATAGTATTGTTCAGCTCACTAATGGATTGAACGGTCTTCTAGGAGCATCTGATCTAACTGGGTTCGATACACTTAAGGAGAGATTCGATCAGTTTCCTCTTACGTTCACTGAGATAGCTGCATTTGCTCTTGATGAGAGTCAAGATGTTGATGGGTTACTAGACAACTTGAATAACTTTCAAAGCGGGAATGGAGGAGGAACAGGAGGAACAGGAGGAACATTAGGACCTTATGTGGGATATGGATCAGGATCAGGTGATAATGGATCAGGATCAGGATCAGGAAACACATTTCAGGATGCGAGTATCGGCTCTCTACTGGGAGATCTTGACTTCTATTTTAATCTAAATCTAGGAGCATCCATCAGTGCCGGGGCCTGCGGGGAGTTCGCTAATGCTCTATTACAGTTGTTAGGAGTATTCCAATTACTGGATAGTCTTAACACTACGTTAGCTAAGATTAAAGATCTTGATCCTAAGAAGCTTGCTATAGCACTAGCACAGAAGCTGAAGATCGAGGCCATTAAGGAAACGATAAGAAAGACTATAGAGAAGCTAGTAGAGAAAGTCAAGAGAAAAATTCTACAGACAGTGAATAGTATCATACCTCAACTCAAGAACATGGGATGCGCTAGTAAAGCTTTCTTTAAGAAACTACAAAGAAAGCTCGATGAAATTAAGGACTTCTTCTCTGAGGAGAACATACAACGTATTCAGGATGAGATAACTGCATTTATCGATGAGATGGTAGGCAACTTTCAACGTCTTACACTAGAGAATGTTCTTCTGATGATGTATCAACTATGTCGCTTCACTGAGACTCTACAAGCTATCCTTATGGGAGATGCTAATGAAGTGCAACGTATCTCTGCTGTAGCAATACAAGAGACAGCGGCTCTAGAGAACGCAGGATTAAAAGCAACAAGGAAAGCAGTCAAGAATGGAGCAATCCGAGTAGCGCCAGGTGACCGTCTCAAGAAGAGAGAAGAAGTCATTAAGAAGAACAATGAGGAAGCTAAAGCCTCTCCTGCTGAAACAGATTATATCACAGATCCATGTCCAACGCAAGCAGAAATTGAAGCAATTAATAAGATTAGTGCGGCCGGGTTAGGAGATAGTATTACATTCTCGTCTAGTGTTGTGTCTAATAAAGAATGGGAAGATGTTCATATCTCTGTATGGAGCAAGCTACTACGTATTGTGGAGCAGACTGGGGACGAGTACGAAGTAACGGATGGGGTTAAAAAGGATACTATTACTACTGCTACTATGGGTGGTACGTCTAATCATATACATCTTACTGGATTCGCTGTTGATATAGCTGTCTCTGATGCGAACAGAGAAGAGACTGTTAAAGCCGCTAGTAGAGCAGGTTTTTCAGGCATCGGTGTATACAAGTCATTTCTTCATCTAGACGTAGGATCAAGAAGATCTTGGGTAGCCGGGGATAAAGGAATTGATATATCTCCAACAGAGAAGTTTCGAGATAATGATCTTAGTAGTTGGATTGAGATTATGGATAAGCACGATATGGATGGATATAGAAAGAAACGTGGCGAAGAGGTAGTTGATACAATTGATGCACTCTCACTAGACGTGAGTATAGATCTTACTACAAAGATTAATGCAGATCAAGCGAAGTTAGCTGAATCAAGAGCACAGGAAGCAGAAGAGCTACAAAGAGACGTTGATCTTGCATTCAATGCACGGGGTCTCAAATCTATTCGTCAGATGACTCAGGACGAAAGAGATAGTGGCGAACCAGTTCCCCTTTGATCAATAGCATATAAATACTCTATAAAGGATAAAAGAAATGTCACTAACGCCACGCACAAGATCGCAGGAGTTCTTCTCTGATTTCACTAGAAATCTTGAGACGATACCCGGTCGTAAAGATCTTAGTAGAAAGATTAATGAGAATGCTGTAAAAGAAAGCATCTATAATCTAGTCATGACTGATCGTGGAGAGAGGTTGTTTCAGCCCTCTATAGGATGTGACATACGAGGATCGCTATTCGAGAACATAGACGCTAATACTATTCTCGTATTAAAAGAGAGTATTAAGTATACTATCAACACATTCGAACCAAGATGTAATCTTCGTAACGTAGAAGTAGAAGCTAACATAGACACAAACGAACTCCGAGTAAAGATTGTATTCAGTGTCATAAATAGTACGAATACATCAGAACTCACAATTGATCTTAATAGGGTAAGATAGAGATGGCCGACTTGTCACCAATAACAAATTTAGACTTCAATGAAACTAAGGAAGCACTCAAGACGTTTCTGAAGAATCAGGATCGTTTCAAGGACTTTGATTACGAGGGGTCTAACACGAATGTACTTCTTGATGTACTATCATATAATACGTTCTATAACAACTACTATTATAACATGATGATATCTGAGATGTTTCTAGACTCAGCATCACAACGTAATAGCGTGTTAAGTCATGCTAAAGAACTTAACTATATGCCGACGAGTAGACGTAGTTCATCTGCTAAAGCAACTATCAATGTAACAATTCCTAATCTAGATAGCAACTACTTTGTGATACCCGCTAATACTAAGTTCATTGGGCGATGTGGGAACAAGACATATAATCTATTAACTGATAAAGCATACAATGCTGTACGCTCTACATCAAACTCTAGTCTATACACTGTAGGGAATGTTGATCTTTTTGAGGGTCGCATGATTCAGGAGACTCTTATTATAGACAATACTGTATTGAGTAATGAATCTATTGATACTCGATCACTAACAGTAACTGTTAATACTGACACATACACATATAGAAGCGATATCTTTGGAGTATCTTCTACTGATAAAGTGTTCTATCTACAACCCGAGAATGATGGAAAGTACTCTATACAGTTTGGACAGAATAAGTTCGGTGTGCAACCAACTGCTACTGATATCATCAAAGCAAAATATAGAGTGTCTTCTGGGCCGTCCGCAAACGGTATTAACTCTCTTACGATTGGTAATTTTGGCGGCGCAACTTCTATTACGATCACTGTTACGTCCGCTACTTCGGGCGGAACTCTCGCTGAAGACATTGAGTCAATTCGGACGTTCGCTCCTAAGGCGTTCCAAGTACAAGAACGAGCAGTCACGAAACGAGACTACGAGACTCTACTACGTGCTAGATTTCCTAACATTCAAGCGATTAGTGTATATGGTGGTGATGAAGTTTCTCCTCCGCAGTTCGGAAAAGTTATCATCTCAGTAGACGTTACTGGTGGTGAAGGTGCTGCTGACTATGAGATTGCTAACTTCAAGAACTATCTAAAGGACAAGACTCCTCTTACTATAGAGCCTGTCTTTGTTGTTGCTAAGTTCTTGTTCGTGAATGCTTCTATCAATATTGTCTATGATCCAAACACAACAACTAAGTCTGCTTCTCAGATTCAGTCTGAAGTGAACTCTGGTATTATAGCATATCAGAACAGTAATCTCAATGACTTTAATAAGACTCTTCGTCAATCTAGACTAGCCGCTTTTATAGACACTATTGATGGCTCTATAGTCTCGACTGATATCGTAGCTAAACCTATTATCGAATACGTTCCTACATTGAATATTGCGACTAGTCCATCATTCTCCTTTGAGTCTGAATTGGTTAAACCTTATCCGTTTGATGCAGTTGAAGGATTCTCTATATTCAAGCCTGCTGTATCGTCTTCTAAGTTTACTATCGAAGGTTCTCTTGTATCTGCTAAGGATGACGGTAAAGGAAACATTATGCTAGTGACTGGTGATACATCAGTTGAGAGTGTGTTTAAGTCGTCTGTCGGTACTATTGATTATACTACAGGTGCTATTAAGCTGTCAAACTTAAGCATCAGTTCTTTTCAGAACAAAGCTATTAAGTTTACTGCTAATACAGTAAATAAAGATATACGTCCTCCAAAAGATAGAATCATTGTGATTCGTGGTGAAGATGTACTTGTAACCGTATCCCCATTGGAAGTATAATTCATGGCTTTAGATCTAAGAGATAGCATATACACAGAGATAGCGAATCAGTTTCCTAGTATCTATAGGGAAGATGGTTCGTTTCTTGTGTCATTCGTGGAGTCATACTATCAGCATCTTGACGAAAAGATGGATCGTAATGTTCCTAAACTTCGAGACATTGATAGCACTCTTAGTTCATTTTTAGTATTCTTTAAGAAGAAGTATCTTGCTGATCTTCCTCTTGATGCGGCTGTTGATGTTCGATTCGTACTCAAGCATATCAAGGATATGTACACACGAAAGGGTACACAAGAATCACTTGAGTTGTTATTCAAAATATTCTTTGATCAGGACATTGAAGTATTCTATCCTAGTACAGCTATTCTTCGCCCATCGGATTCTATCTGGGGCGGTGATGCTTATCTTGAGATGCATACAGTGTTCCAAGTAGATGACTATCCTATAGTAAAGGGTGATCGTATAAGAGGTGATCTATCTCAAGCAACTGCGTTTGTTGATGAAGTAATCTTTGTTAACTTCTCGGGTTCGCTATCTCCTATCATATATCTCTCTAACATAACTGGATCATTCTCATCTGACGATGGTCTTATTGTTTCTAGTCTGTCGAGTGTCACTAACGTAGGTAAGTTGATATCTGGTTCAGTAAGCGTTATTAATGTGAGTGACTTAAATAGAACAGCTAATCAAGCTATCGGTGATAAGATCAGCATTGTATCAAGACTTAATGGCACTGATGCTACTGCTCGTGTATTGACCACATCACAACAAGAAACTGGATCTATTGACTTTAGAGTTCTTGATGAGGGATTTGGATATATCGATCCGTCTAGCAGTATTAGTGTAAGCAACAATATAGGTATCAGTAATCAGGTTCTTATTGTTGATAGTGCTTCTACTGTGAGCATAAAGCCCGGTGACGTAATTAGTGCTAGTGCTTCTCCTTTGACGTATTCTGGTAGTGATGTTGCAGGCGCTGCTCCATATGTTATCAGTGGACAGGTAAAAGTTATAGCGTACAATCATCCGCTTCTATTCGTTCGGAGTTCTACGATAGAAGATTATAATAGTCTTTTTTCAGCACAACCGAATAATGGCACCACTACTTCGATGATAGCACAGACGTTTGCAACCTTTAATAATAATACGCTTTCAGATGCTATCACTGCATTGTCTAATATATCATTTGCTCCTTATCAGACTTGGGGTGCATTGCTAGGGGCTCCATTTCCTGATAGTGGGGATGCCAATCCCGCAGGCGACTTCACTAATGATGGTAGCATTGACACAAATGATATTATGGTATTTGGAAACACAAGTCCTATAATGAACACAGATGTCACTAATGACACTGAACTCCTATATCAGTTTAGTCAGAATCCGGTGGGTACTAAATATGATTCGTTTGGTGGACTAACTCCAGAAGCTACAGCATCATATAAAACTCAATACTCTAGATTTTGGAGAGCATTGACATTGCTTGGATTCTATCATCCACTCACTGCTGTGACTACTCAACCTACTCCTAGTGGCGACAATTTGAGTGGATCTCTTGCTACAGGCGTAGCATTTCCTGTAGTGCAGTCTCCGCAGTTTAGTGTATCATTGAATAATGGAGCGACTAATGTCAACATCGTTAGTGTAGGTACAATAAATGATACAGCAAAGTTCACTGTTGGTAGAGTTTCTAATAAAGAGACTGTTACGCTCATCACTGATCGGATAGGCGACTTTTCTAATCAGGTACTAGATGCTGATAGCAATCCCGATAATGACGACTATCAAATGTCTGGCCCGGGTGCAGAAAATCTCAATACAACTTTAGGTGATGCGTTTACTCCAATAACTATCACTATAGGATCAGTGGATACACTAAGTGTGTCCTCCGCTGGCTCTAACTATCAGAGTGATGTGTTCGCTAATCTTGAGCTTGATATCATATCAAAGTTTGAAAAGAAAGACTTTATTCTCAACTTTGGTGTTATAGATTTCAACATTGTTGTTGGTGATATAATAACACAGGAAAGAACTATTCCAGATATCGAAGTTTCGCTAACGGGTAACTTATCTGAGGCTGAATTAGAAGCACTACCCGCCACGAGTAGTAATGGAGCTGTAGGTTATCAAGACAGTATTACAACATTTGATTATGTTGCTGGTAGCGATATAGCATATACAGCTAAAGGCAAATTCTTAAGAAGAGATGGTAGCGACTTCTACTTTAGACCTATGAGCTTCTATTCATTCGATGAAGCTAGAGATGAATCTGATGTTCTTGTCAATAAAGTTTCGATTGGAGGCTTACTGAAATCGTTTACTGGTTTGAGAACAGACCCCACATCGTTATCAATGGGAAATAATGCTAGGATTCAAGGTATAGCTTCCTATCAAACTGGACAGATAGATGAGTTGTCTATAGTTAAGACGGGGTACAGATATGAAGATGGTGAGACTGTAGACATCTTTAACATAGAACCAAACAGTGCCAGCTATAACAAGAAAGTTGCTGAGGCAAGCATTAGAACATTAGGACAAGGGAAGACAGAAGGTCGATGGAAGTCTAAAACATCTTTCTTGAGTGAAGAGTCTAAGAGACTACATGACAACAATTACTATCAAGAATATTCATATGATGTATCATCTATTGTCGATCCGAAAAAGTACATAGGTCTTATCTCAGATGTTGTTGGAGTCGCTGGTACAAAACTCTTCTCTACGCCTTTAATAAATAGTGATAACACTATAGATACAAGCTTGGATGTAGAATTCGTGTATTATAATATAGAGGCACAGAAACTTATTGCAACAGATGGATTAGTAGAAAGTGACTACATAACGGAATCATCAAGCACCATACACGGCAATGAAACATTCTTAGCGGCAGATATTGCAACTCAAACGGGAATTTCGTAATGGCTATACTTAGAATACAATCAGACGGCGATCCCTTTCCTGCATTTGCGGGACACAATGGAAACAATGTCCCAAAGAATGATGGTAATTCGAGAACATTTGAAGACGGATCTGAGATCTCAGATCAGACTCATGATTTCAGCATCAAATATAGAGGGGGTAGTAATAGTAACAATCCTCAGATTGTAGACAAAGATTTACCAATAGGTATAACAACAACGGGCGTTGTTATATACTCTCCTATGGCATCAGGCAATGTGCTTCCACTTACTGGGCAGGCTGCTGCTTCTGGATATCATTGGAATGTCATTGAGAATCAATCAGAGTTTTTTCAAGATATCTGTGGTGGCAAGCCAGAGATTGGTGGAGAGTATAGATATAGGAGTGGTGCTTTCTACAGTCAGGGATTCGATGAAAACTCCAGTTTTCAGAACTCTAGCACATATTATGCAGGTGGAGTCAGTCATCCTGATGGACACTCGAAGATCGTAGGATATGCGCTTGATGGCTATCCGATCTACGGGCCTAATGGATACCAGTCACCATTAAGTAATTCATCTGGCATTACTAGGATGATATCTAGCTATACGCTTAGAGAGACTCCTCTTGCGTCTAGGATAAGATCATATGATCAGTTACCTAGAGGTAGGTATGTTGAAGACTACGAATTTACTTCTTCAGGAACCCTAGATCAGTATAACGGAAGATATTGCGTGACACCAGATTATACAAATGGTACATATGCATACTTCTTAACATTTTCTGATAACAATTTCACTTCTCCTGCATTTCCATACATAGTAGGTAGAAGTACCAAAGAACAAAGATCGATATAACGGATACGGAACTCAATAATGGCAAAGATAATTACAGAAAACTTTAAAGTCGAAACAACTAACGAATTGTTTAAGTCCTTTAAGAGTCAGAATACGACTTTGGGTAATAACTTCATGCAAGAGTTGGCTCTGATCGATGCAGCGAGTAGCTTGTCGGAATCAGACAATACGATTATTCGTGGCCTAGTTGATGATCAGCTTGAAGCATTAAGACCAGAGTCTAACTACTACATTATGGCATCTAAGTCTATTCCGTCAGGACAAGATCAATCTGGTACTATAAGAAATACGCAAAATAACAAAAGAGATTTTCAGCGAAAAGTTATATTCGGCTCTAAGGTAGGAGACTCTACAGCGAGATATATGTTCTATGAGAACAACTGGGAAACAGGCACTGTGTACAGTTCTTATGACGACACCGAAGTCTTTGTCTCCACCTCTCAAATAGTAACCGTACTGAATTCGGAGTCAGACTACTTGGTGTTTAAGTGTATTGAGAACAATAACGGCGCCCCGTCTACTATCAACCCGCAAACAACTCTATCACAGTTTACTTCCAACTATCAATCTGTAGAGACTGGTGATAAGTATATCTGGCACTATATGTTCACAGTCCCGTCTTCTGATGCAAACATATATAAGACTACAGACAGTCTACCTTTACCAATGGTGTCTGATGGAATCTATGGGGATGCACTGGTAATCTCTAACGCAAAAGAAACTGTCTCTCAGATAATTATTGAAGACACCCCAGGCAATCTGTTCAATCAATACCTATTCGGTAGTGCAACTAGTCAGGCTAACTCTTCTGATGTCGAGGTGTTAAATCAGTCTTCAGGTGGTGCTAATACAACAATTATAAAAGTTAAGCCTAAAGACTTGACTGGTAGATCGCTATATAACGATGCAGACGCATACAAATATATGTACTTCAGATCAGACGATGGATCAACAGCAGGTAGACTATATGAGGTGGTTGCATCAACTACAAATCCATCTGACACCACAATATCATTGTATTTATTGACCAATGATACGATTTCTGGATCTGGTCAATTAGTACCTAAAGTTGAAGTCAGCTCTCCAGACTATGGTGGAGTAAGAGCAAAGGCATATGCTGTCATAGATCAATTTGGGACAGTGAAAAGAGTTTCTTTTGAAACTAGAGGCAGTAATTATAAGTTTGCAACAGCAAAGCTAGTCTTACCTAAAAGCTTACTCGATATAGGAACAACAACTCTTCGTCCTGTAGTATCACCTACTGGTGGTCATGGATTTAATCCTATTGGCGAGCTAGGAATGAGTAGATTATCTATCGTTACTAACTTTTCTGGAGATTCGGTTGATGTGCCAGATAGCAACACGTACACTAATATGGGCTTAATGAAGAATCCTAAATTCTCTGGTGGAACCTTCCCCGATAGTTTTGACAATAGAGTCGTCATATCCAAGTCTGGTGATCACACAGCAACTGCATTAGAAAATTACTACGTTGAGCAGTATATCGAGTTTGTTAAAGTTCACGATCTACAGCAAGGTAGTGAATATGTTATATCAGATCTAGGCAATATGTCAACATCCGATTGGAACTCTATCTCCGAAGCTACATTAACAGACGATACCGCCATTGCGGGAACAGCATTTACAGTATCTTCAGGTATAGGTTCACTATCTTTGACTAAGATTGGAACTGCGACAATATCAGTCGATACACTTTCTCCTGATCGTGATCAGGAGATCATAAAAGCTAGGGTACACGAAAGCGCATTCGACTCAACAACACATATAGTTACAGATCCTGTCAACACTGACGGCACAACCAAAATATACTTAGTGGACTATTACGGAGACTTCAGAAGCAAAATACAGAAAGGTAATATCCGTATAAAAATTACAGAAACCTCAGAGAACGCCAGTACATTAAGCATAAATAGCTTTAGTGATATTGTTTATGGATCGTATGTTCCATACACAGGGGATCTACTACATTTTATAGACTTTGCGCCTATCACCAGATCGGCAAGCACACGAGAAAAAGTAAAGTTCACATTTGATTTTTAAGGAAAGAGAATATAGCCCATGGGTATTAACACAGATTTAAACGTAGATCCGTATTACGATGACTTCAATGAAGCGAAGCAATTCAACCGTGTTTTGTTCAAGCCTGGCAAGGCTGTTCAAGCACGAGAATTGACTCAGCTACAGACTATTCTCCAGAAGCAGGTTGAGAGATTTGGGTCTAACGTATATAAAGAAGGTACTATTATAAGCGGCATTAACTTGACTGCTCGTAGTGACCTTTTTTATGTTAAAATAAATGATCAGGTAGACTTTACTAATCCATCACTGTATGACCAGTTATCATTAGATGACGGAATTAAGGTCACTTATGTGTTAGTTGGACAGACCTCTGGGCTTAGAGCAGAAATCATAAAGGGTGATAATGGATTTCAAACTCAAGACCCTGATCTAAAAACACTCTATATCAAATACCTGAATACAACACAAGATAGCGATGGTGACGTAAAGCAATTCATTGCTGGTGAAGTATTAGAGATTAGAAAAGAATCTGACGATAGTCTTCAGGTAAGTATAACAGTTGCGACTGTTAATAACGAGACAGGAAAGTCGTTTGGTATATCGTGCGAAGAGGGCGTTATTTATCAAAAGGGTCATTTCATCTTCGTAGACAATCAGTTTATTATCGTCGAGAAGTACAGCAATATACCTGGCACAGTCTCAGTTGGATTCGCTATTAATGAAAATCTCATAGACTCCGATTCAGACACAAGTCTTCAGGATAATGCGGCAGGATTTAACAACGTAAATGCCCCAGGTGCAGACAGACTTCAGCTTGTACCCACATTAGTGTCATATGCAACCGCATCAGAACCGACAGAGTTCTTTGCGCTAATTAGATACGTTGATGGTAATCCAGTTCGTATTAGAGATAATACCGAGTTCAATGTGATCGGCGAAGAGATGGCCAGAAGAACTTTTGAAGAATCTGGAAACTATGTGGTCAACGGACTAAATGTTACATTAGAAGAAACGGATAATGTTGCTTATGCTGTTGTTAGCCCAGGCAAAGCTTACGTGTATGGTAAAGAGGTTACGAATGTATCTCCTACTAGACTTGCTATCGATCCTGTAGCATTGACTCAGACTAGATCTTCTCAGCACACTGGTATTAACTACGGACAATATTTCACATACAATCCTGCTACAACAACAACTGTTGATCACTTTCAGTTAGACGGAACTCGATATCCGATTTATAGTGATACGGCTGGTGCGAACCAAATAGGAACTTGTTCAATCTCCAATCTCTTACCGGGTAAGATATTTGTTTTCGGTATCAAGAAAGATAATGACGAAATAAACACTCCTATATTAAGAATAGGTAATACTGTATTGAGCCCACCTGCAGGTTCTTCTGAGGCAGCAAGCAAATTGTATGAACCTCAGTCTGCATCTATGTTGTTTGATTCTGGTAAGCAAAGTCTACAGTCCGTTTCCAATATTAACATAGTCAGAAGAATTCGTCAAGCTGGCGTATCAGTTGATGGATCTGGCGAATTGACAATATCTGCCACGAACGAAAATACTCCCCTGACTACAAATATTATGGGAATGACAGACGCCAACGTAGCAGTCCCACTAGAAACAAGTACAACTAACGGAAGTGATGTAGTCGCAGACTTTGATATCAGTAGTAATACACCTACTGTATTGTATTATACTCGTGTAGATTCTGGTATATCTGCGGATACTTTAACAGAACGTGTTGGTTATGTTAAGTCCACACATACCGCAGGCTTCGGTAACAGTGGCAATCCCTTAGCAAGTCTGGGTATAGCTAACGTCATCGAGATTGTTAGTGTTTTTGATAATGGTGGCAACACTGACGCTACCTCCGGCACTATAGGTAAAGACGTAACACATAAATTTAGATTGAATAGAAATCAGAAAGATGATTTTTACGGTCACTCATTTATCTCGTTAAGATCTGGAGAGACTCTCTCTAACTCATCACTATTGATTAAGTTCAGATTCTTAGAAAGAACCACTCTTGTAAATAGTGGATTCTTAACTGCTAATAGTTATAATACAGTAACTAGTAAGTCCTTAGTTATTCCGCACACATCTATAGACGGAATTGTACACAATCTTTTAGATTCGTATGACTTCAGACCTTATGCTGATGCTAGTGTTTCGGTGGCGTTTGATGCAGGTGGCGCATCTTCAGTTGGAACATTTGTAGATTACACATTTAGTCGTGGTGTTGCTGTGATGCTAAACTCTGTTGTGTCTGGAGATCAGACATACTATATGTCCAGAATTGACAGAGTAGTTTTAGATGAATACTCCAATCTCAGTATAGTTAAGGGTGGGGCTTCTGAGAATCCGTCTGCACCTAAAGTTGGTAGACTGTATGTTGTTGGTGAGATAACCTCGCCAGGTAATACCACAAAAGTTACTGGAGAAGATAGATTATACGTTAAAAATCTCTCATCAAAAAACTACACTATGGAAGATATAGCGTTTATCGATAGACGTTTAGATGCCCTAACAGAATCGGTGGCATTAAGTCTTCTTGAGCAAAGAACTGCGGATATGGCTATAACTACCGTTTCTGACACTGGCGTTGTTTTGGACAGATTCAAAAATGGTATATTGACAGATTCGTTTAGCGGGTTACTAAATGCTGATATCTCTGATGGAGAGTTCTTAGCGAGTATCGATAAGACTAGAACGATTATCGCCCCAGGCGTGAAGCAATTCCCAATCGATCTAAAGATTGATCCCACATCGGCTAGTAACACTAGGATAACATTTACGGATGTCGTAACACTAGCGGATTCTGGTAGCACAAGCACAGTAATAGATCAGCCATATGCGACTGCATTCAGAAACTGTGTATCCAACTTCTACGACTTTAGAGGACAGGTTGTTATTTATCCACCATTCTCCTCTGGATATGATGTGATTCAGAATCCTGCTGTAAATATTGAGATAGATATAGCTGGTCCTATGTCAGACTTAGTTAACAATATGCAAGAGATCAATCCTCTCACTAGAGAAGAGATGATATCGGAAACTCGAACTGGAACAAATAGACCACAAACAAATGTCATTATGGGTGAGTTTGAGCAAACTTGGGAAGAGACCAGATTAACTAGCACAACATCTAGTAGCACACAGGCTGTGGGTAACTTTGTCACAGACATCAATATGCAGCCATACTTAAGATCTGAGAAAATACAGATTGTTGCTACTGGCCTTAGACCTAATACTCAGCATCACTTTTTCTTTGATGGAAAGGATGTCGATCAATATGTGGCACCAGGTAGATTGGGTCCATATGTAGAAGATCTCGTCAGCAGATTTGAAGGTAAGGGAAACCAAATTGATGTTAAGACTGTTTTTGATCAAGGAGACGGCGTAACTAGACAGAATAGTGGTCAAGGACGAACGGTTAAGTCTAATGATGAGGGTACGCTCATCGCAATGTTCTATCTACCAGAGGGACAATTCTTTGTCGGTCAGAATAATTTAGAAATCGTTGATGTTGATACATACAATTCTATAGACTCTGCGTCTACCTCTTATGGTTTGTCTACTTACAGAGGATATAACTTCGATGTGAATAAGTCTGAGATGAACGTAACGACCAGAACGATAGATTTTGACACTAGCGTCAATGTTACTCGAAGAGAAGTTCAACGACAAGTTGGAGATCCTCTAGCACAGACATTCAGAGTTAAGTCTACTAGCACGGCAGACGCTAACATAATTCAAGTTAGTGATGTTGAGCTATTCTTCAAAAAGAAAAGCGAGACAGTTGGCGTAACAGTTCAGATAAGAGAAGTTGAGAATGGTTATCCTACTAAGAAAGTGCTTCCTTTTGCAGCTAGACATTTATCATCTGCGGACGTAGGTGTATCTGCTGACGGAACATTAGCAACTAAATTTCAGTTCACTAATCCTATCATACTAAATGCTAACTCTGAGTATGCTATCGTGGTTATTCCAGATGGTAATTCGCCAGACTATTTAATCTACACCTGCAAAGTTGGTGACACAAGTCTATCTAAAGGGACAAGTCCTTACAGAGTTGCGGTGACTAATGACTGGGGTGATGGTGTTTTATTCACATCTACCAATGATAGTGCATGGAAATCATATCAAGACGAAGATGTCAAGTTTGTTCTTAATAGATTCGACTACTCAACCTCTGTTGGTCATATTGACTTGGTTCCTAATGATATAGAGAGTCTAACTCTTCGTGAGGGGGCAGGTAACTTCAAATTGAGCGAACTTGCTTACATCAAAAAGGATGTAACCCAGTATAGCGGAAGCATCACTGGTCAGATATTCAACATATTGACAATACCACAAACAAGTCTCCCATTCAGTGTTGGTGACTACATATATGTTGAGAAAAACGGAGAGAGTGCTTATAACTGTGTTGCTAAGGTTATGTCAAGTACTGTTGGCTCTGGGTCAACAGAAATAATACTAGACAGATCAGTATTCTCAGAAAACACTAGTGTTTTTGTTGGTGTATGTGTGGGAGGCGAAGTATCACACTTCAATCCTAGAGATCCTAACAGCATACAGTTAAAAGAAAGTAGCGCCAGATTAAGTAATTATATTGACGATAGCACAGCAGTGGATAACGGAAACTTTGTTATAGGTGATACATACACTATTGTAAATCTTGGTAACATGGGGAATGCTAATTGGAATACTGTTGGTGCTTCAGGGGTTCCTTATGTTGGTCAAGTATTCAAAGCATTAGTGGTCGGAACAGAATCTGGATCTGGATCAGCTAGACCCAATATGCAATTAATTACAGGATACGAAAGTGGTGCAACTGCATACATAACTTCAGTTAACAATGAAAAGATTTCTTTTTTCCAACCGCAGGTACTTGTACACAATTCAATAAACACCACTACGGATCTAGAGCTATATCGAAATCAGACTAATGTTAAGTCTATATCCAATAATGAGAATATATATACTTTAGACACTCCTCTGACAATAGCAAGTAAGAGTCGTATTGTAGCTGATAATAACGAATCTACGGATTTGAAGATTCGTGTTAATATGAGCAATAAGGGTAAGAAGACTGACACACCATTGTTGGATCAGGATATATCTGAACTATTTGCGTATAAATATATCATTGATGAGGCAGTGTCACTTACGTCTAAATTCATATCTAAGCCGGTTATTCTTAAAGAGGGGCTGGATGCTGTAGGTCTTACTGTTCTATTAGCGGCATACAGACCAGTAGGAACAATTGTTGATGTATATGCTAGATTTACGTATCCAGAAGACACTAGCAACATGAGTGCATGGATTCAACTGGACAATAAGACTCCTGATATATATTCTAACTTGGCGAATACGAAAGACTACAGAGACTTCGAGTACGTTCTTTCAGATGAAACTAACTCGTATAGCGCATTCCAGATAAAGTTTGTGATGCGCCATGCAACTACATCAGAGTTGGTTAGTCCAGATCTGAATAATGTTGATCCAGATATCAATATATTCCCGCATCTATATGACTATAGGGCAATAGCGTTAACATAATGAATAACTCGCACTATATAAAATCTAAGAGTGGGGCAGGGGTAGTCAATTCGGATACTTCTGCGTATCACAATGCGATGGTTAGGCGACAACAAGATAAATACATAAAAGGTTTAGAGCAAAGAATTACAAAGCTTGAGACTGCTTTACTTTTATTAGAAAACACTGTTAAAGAGATGACAAAATGACGATCAATAAGACTGATTTACAAGATACCTCTACATTCGGAACATGGAAAACCAGAACTAACGAACTCTTAGCGTTTGCCAGAAAAACAGTTAGCATAGGCACTACCAGTGAACAGAATGTCGGAGATATTGTCTTGGACGGTAATATCGTATTGGGTGGGACTAATCCAACTACGGATACTATAACTGTAAACAATATATCTAAGTGTGCTACTGGCGACTTTAAAATAACTAATGCCGCTACAGTTCAAGGCGTTTTAACTCTTGACTCTGGTTCAGGGTTGGCATCTTCAGTTCAATTCAGTAATGGTGGAACGCCTACATGGGATATCTCGACACCGAGTAATCATAGCTATCTAGAAATTGGTAACGGTACTTCTTTCA